AACAGCATTTGCATCCTCTTCTGAAACCCACCCACCGGCAACAGTGGGGGTTCCATTGCTGCTTTTGGAGGATCTGGCATTACTGGGCACGGTACAGCTATTGCTACTGGCGGAAGTTGCGCTGTGCATCCGAGTTGCAAGTAACTTACGATTAGCATCAGCAAGAGTAGTAATGGTTTGATTATTTTCATTAGATGTTTCCTCAATATGTTGTTTAGCAGCAGTTAGTTCAGTAGTAACTGCTAATTCTCGTTGCTTACCTTGGTAGAGCATCTCCACACTTGCTCGGGTTAATTCACTTTCCCGTAAGTCCCACTTAGCCTGCACATGGGATTCTCCTTTAGTGTAGGAGTAAATGCCAAGACCTGCAATAAGGGCAAGAGGAAGCAGTACTTTCAAGCATAGATTAAGTATTAATGAGATTGACATAGCTTTACCACACTACAGCTTGTAGATCGGTGAAAGTAATGGCAGCATTTACCTGAGCTTTTAGTAACTGCAAATGAGTAAATGCATCCTGTCTGCGTACAAAGGCTAAGTATCCAAGGAATTGCAGTTGAGCATAGATCATAGGAATCTGTGTATTAAGTATATCTTGGTAGTAGAATCCAGGAGGTACACTACCTACAGACAACATTTCAGCCAGCAGTTGTCTACTTGCGGAGTCCATAGCAAACGTAGTACTCATGTATGCTATATCAGCAGAAATAGCATTTTGATAACTATTAGTCAAAGACGATATATGGCTAATTTTTTGTGTAATTATATCTACACCCCACGTTGCTGCATTGTATACAAAACGTAAAGTTGGGGTTAGGAGGGTAGTTACCTCCGTAGTGGTTAGTTGAACTGCACCTACAGGAATAAAACTATCTTGTGAACCATCATCTGCATAAGCAGATATATTATTTGAAGCATCTCTAAAATATTTCATATTAATTTCCTGATTTAGTAAAATTCAAACCACATAGCTACTGTCATTGTACCTACATTAGGGGCTAGTAAATACGTACTACCACTAGGAACTATAAAACTAGCATAGGCTATACCAGCAGATGAAGGAGATTCTGATGTATAGCCTATAGCTACCCCATCTATAACTATAGTACATATAGTTAAGGAAGTAGACATAGAACCAGTAAACTGTACATACATAGCTCTACCAGTAGAATTAGGGTAAGTAATATTGGCAAAACGACTGCTTGTAAAGTTATAATAACTTCCGGCACTGAATAAATCAGATGTCATTGCAACAGTACCATCTTTATCAGGCATAGTCCATGTTCTAGCTGCTGTCGTAGCATTAGTTAAAAAGTTAGTAAATGTGTTTGCAGCATTTCGTAGATTGAGTTTGAACAGAGTTAATCCGGGATACCCTCCAGTTGTATCTTTAGCAATTTGCCCAGTACCCCCTTGTGCTACAGACAACGGAGTGGTAAGGCCTCCCAAAGATGTAATATCAATATTTGCTCCAGCCTGTGCGCCACCTATTACTTGCCAATTCGTTGTATCTGTAGAAGGGTCAGTTGTACCTGCACCAGCAGTCTTCCTACGGTAAGTTAGAAAGTTAATTGGTGAGAAGCGTGCATTACCTACTGCATAGGTAGTACCACTTACCCAAACTGTTACTCCTGTTGCAGCTAAGGCACTAGCAGCACTAGCCGCGGCAGCCACTGCGTTGTTGTAACAATCTACAGCATTATTGTATACATTGGTTCCCAGTGCTCCGAACTGTGCAACTGCAGCAATTAACCAAGTTACAAAGTTATCAACACGAGTAGAGAATGTTGATCTATCACTACGATTAGGGGCAGTAGGTGATGCCGTTATTGTTGGAGGTGCTGTTTGTGCCATTAGAGTATCCTTATAAGTATATTAGAAAGTATTAAATTATACAGAAATTGTTTCACCAGTAGCAAGATGAATGTATGCAGTGCCTCCCGTTGGAGATTCCCCATTAACTTGCACTATTGTTTTGCCTGCTACACTTGCAGCCCCATCATGAACTGCTGTAATAGCTGATGTATTACCTACAATACCTCTAGTTGATGAGTCCCATGAATAGAAAAACGTCTTACTAAATCCAGCCGCTAGTCGTTGTAATATATTTTTATTAGCCAAATAGCCTATTTCTGCTGACGATAGAAAGGAAAAAGTACCAGTCAATGTAATCAGTGCTGGTGATGATAATGTAGCTGTAGTTCCAGAATTACCAGAAATATATCCAACAAGAGTTCCGCTTGCATCCATAAGTTTAAACCCAACCAGTGAGTTTGCTGTCTGAGTGGGCGCTACAGTTACAGTATTACTACCTGCTGTAACTGTCACCGATGTTAAGTTAGCATTAAAAGCTACTCCAAATTCGGTAGTCCACTTTTCTAATGTATCTTTTCCTAAATATGCTAAATACCTTCTCCACAAAAGTATCTGACTAAATATTAAATTATTAGATGCGTAAGTATGTGTAGCAAAAATATCTACCCAGTCCATAAGTGTTGTTCCAGTACCATTATTCCCACTGAATGAAAGGCCAACAGAAGAAGCTCGATACATAGAGTCTGTAACAGTAGTTTGATATAGTAGTGTACACACTCTATTAATTCCGGCAGTACATGCCCTTGTGATTGTAAAGTTATGTGTAGTTGACGATATTACTATATCTCTAGTGCCAGCAGGTGTATTAAAGCTACCGGCATTAGAAAGAACAACCTGTGACCCTACAGATGCGTTATGTGTATTCTTATAAACAGTAATAGTTGTACCATCAGATGATACAGCAACGCCATTCGCCACTTTTGCAGGTACTCCAGACATATCAGGAAATGGAGGGCTTAAAACCTTAGCATTAGGATTGACTGACTTGATAGCCAATGATGCAAGCCGTACCATCTCAGATAACTTTTCAGGCATACCACTAAAATCGCCACTACTAGGAGAATGGAATGTTGCAGCTACTGTTCCAGATGCAGTGGCATTCATAGTCAATGTTACTGTTACTCTATCTGAAGCAACGCTAGTAACCTGCGCACCTATTGGGATACCTGCGCCCATTACGCCGCCATTTGTGGTAACAAAGTAATATGACGAATGAAAAGAGATAGCTCCTGAAACTGTTCCGGTATTATTGGCAGATAAAGTTATTACATTACCATTTTTAGAGTTAACAGTTACGTTAGCTGCTATTCCTGTTCCTATTACAGCCCCGCCAACTTCGACTAGCAGCGAAGTTCCGCTAGATAGGGTAATAGTATTTGCACCACTTGCACCTGTTGCCGATACATTCAACGTTTCAGCAAGAGTAACAATATTTGAGCCAGATGTTGTTGTTACTTTACTATTTACTGCGGTAAAGTCCGGCTCATTCCATACTTCATAATGGGTTATCAATGGATAACGAGTAGCATGTGCTATACAATAATCTACCCAGTATTGCATGTTTAACGGCTCTGCCCCATGCCCACGTCCGCCATAGTTATAACCAATCTCTAATGGTCGAGCAGATGCAAATTTAGGAGTACCTAGCAATGTACAAAGTATCTGCCTTCCTTCACTCACCATTTGAGCATAAACTGCATCAGGGTTAGTCCAGCAATACACCCCAGGCGCAGGATTATGAGTATACCACTGACCCCATTGACCATCATGAGTTCTATACCAGGAGTAACCTAAAGCACTTGGGCTACTACCAACAGCACCAAGGCTTTCTGTTAATCCGGCTTTATATATCTCAATGGTTTTACCTGCAAAAGTAGTAACGTTTGGAGTATCAAGTGTAAGAACTGCACCAGCAATACTTAATACTTTAGCACCAATGCCCGTACCTAAATCATTTTGAGTTACGATATTACATCCAGCAGTTATCAGCGCATCTGCGGTACTTAACATTATCGTATACTCTCCAATATTTCCAGCAGCTATCCGACCGTTAAGGTAGTTTCTTTGGTTGATAGGCCATGTATGTATATGGATTCCTAAACAATCAATAGGTACAACTACATTACTACTGCTAAGGATTCCAACCTTTGCAGTGTCTACATTTTGAGAATACGTTATCATACTATAACCTCTATCATAGTGTTGGCAATAAGGGCGTAATCATTATAAAGTTGATTACCGAAATTTACAAAATGGGTGAAAGTATTATTAACTGTTGAGTCAATATTTTGACCGCTAGCGACAAATATACCGGATGCAGTTGAACCAGATAGCATAAAGGTAGAGTCAGTTCCTGCCCCTAGTAATGTAATTACAGTAGTATAAGTTTTATATGTTGCACTTGTGTTAATTGAGCTTTCTGCCCAAAATACTGCATTTTGATTCACCGCTCCTTTAGTATTACCTGCTAATTGTAATACCCTTGCTGTAATCCCTGTTGGCAGTAGTATTGCCGTAGTAATCCTAAATGAAGAACCGACTTGTAGTGTATTTGCTGGGATAGTAACCCCATAAGATTGTATGGGAGTATATCCAGTTAACTGAGTTACTGCCTGCGAAGTAGTAACTGTTGCACTAATCCGTGACAAACAAGTAAATGTTGTAGGGCTAGTTACAATAATATTATTATATATCATTGTATTACCAACATCAGCGTGTATAGCAGCAGTTGCAAATTTTAGAAACACATCTGTATTAGCGTTACTTATACCATATGACACTTCTGATAGTATATTGTGTGCTACTCCTCCAAAATCTACAGTAACTAAATAACCTACCTGAGTGGCAGTTATACCTGCACCATTATATGAAGGAACAAGTAAAGGACATTTCGAATCTGCTGTCAATGCTCCTGATATTGCAGGAACTTTAGGTTGATTAGGTGCAAATCCTAGTAGAAGCCCTGTATCTAAAAATCTTGCAGTTCCTATAAACTCTGAAGTTACATTAGAGATAGAATTAAAGAGAGTTACAAATTCTTTAGAAATAGTTGAAGTGGAAACCTCTAAAGCATTATTATATACATTAGCCGCTAGTGTGTCAAATTGTCCTACAGCAGAAATTAACCAAGTTACAAAATCCGCCCCTCTATTGGAGAACGTAACCCTATCATCCCTGTTTGGTTCAATAGGAGCTGCAGGTATTGGTGTTGGCGGTATTATAGCCATTATATTAATCCTTGTACAGTTAAATCAAGTTGAGTTGTTGTAGCAGAAAGATAAGTTACGTCAGAAGAGCCTAATCCAAAAATAGTTAAAGCTTCAAAATTAGCTATAGTATCTTCATAAATCCATACACATGGTACGTCTAATACTTCCTGCAAGATTCCTACAACAGTAGTTGCTTGTGAGGTGTCTAGTCTAGCAGAACAGGTCATGTTTGTAGTGGCTTTCCTCCGGACAATTGTAGTAGTTCCAAAAGAATCTGTATTAATATAGCTATAAGTTTTAGGAGTTACTTTCCCTCCATACATAGCACGAGCTATTTGTTGCAGATCTCCTACAACAGCTATACCGCAGCGAACTTCTACTCCAGTTGTGGCTGCAATAGTAATTGTTACTTCAGCTGCACTGTACTGTATAAAGGATGGAAGTAAAACGCTAGTCTGTTGGCTTAATCTGGAAAAGAAGTATTCCCAATAATCAGAAGGAAGTGCGCCACCAAGGGGTATAACTCCAGTATCATATACTATGGTACCTCCAGGAGCATCTTTAACTACAATCTGTACATTATCTCCTACTAAACCTCCTAAGTATAAAGAGTTGAAAAATCCAGGATTAAGTACTACAGTAAGGGTTCCAACACCTATTGATTGAGTATTAACTACTGCATCAAACATAGCCCATTTGTTTGTCGGGCCGGTATCTATCCAATTAATGATACCGGCTGGATCTGCTATCTGATTTGCATCTAATGTTGGGTCTTTATTTAGATTTCCTGCTACTGCACTTTGATAGATACGATGTGTAGTGGTACTAATTACTTTATCCCCAAGCGTATAAGTGGTTGCAGCATTATAGGCCGGGAAATCTGCTTCCGTAAGTGTACTACTGCCAAGAACAGCATCTGTAGTTACTTTAGGAATCATTACTGATAAACTCATGCTACCACCTTAACTAACATAGGGCCTCCTGCTGTTGAATTATCTAAAATATCTGTAGTTTGTTTAGTAGTAGAAGCTATTTTATTCAAAGTTGTTTGCTGCCTTTCTACGGTACTGCGTAATTCTTTTATTTCTTTAATAAGTTCTGAGTTATCCAGTTTAATAGTAGTACTGCTAGTTTTAGCCAGCATACTCATTAATTTTGCATTATCCGCTGCAGGTATAATACGTTCCCCTTTATGGATATTAGCAGTCATATCCTCTGGAACAAAGTTAGTACCTATTGCAAATCCAGGAACTCCTTGAGAATGTAACCATGCAGAAGAACTTGCAATATCAGCTAACATTCCAGAATCCAAACCTGTAGTTGAAATCCTTTGAGGTATAGTTGCAAAAGTTCTAGCAATCTCCGTTGTAAGATTAGATAGATTTATAACATTGTTTGACAATGGTACTACCCATGATGCTAACTCTTCTGCTGTAGGTGCATGTCCTTGAACCTGCTGGAAAGAAGCAATAATAGCTTTCTCTGTATCTGTCTTACTAGTATTGTTAACAGCTTCTGCCAATAGCTGCATAGATGCTTGAATTAATACATCCTTGGCTGCCATAGCAACCCCAAGATTAGCCAAAGACTGGTTCAAGGTAAGTACAGCAGTTGTTGTTCCGTTTGCAGCATCTAACTGCTTCTGTGCTATAGATACTTGATCAGTAGCACTTGTAGCAAGTTGTGATATTATATTCCCTGTTTTAGCTTGATTGAAAGCATATTGAGCAAATGAAGTATATAACTGTTCACTAGGTTTTGCAATATCGGTAAGGGCTTTATCCATTCCAGTTACATTGTCTATACTACCTCCTGACTGAGCCGTATTAAGTGTAGTCTGCAGTAAAGCAACAGCACTATCTCTTTCTTGTTGCAGGGAAATATTTGTATCTATTACTGTAGACGCCATTGCAGATTTCAGTTGAGTGGCCAAAGCCTGCATAGTACTAATAGCAGTAGATACAGCAGTGACTGCATTAGTAACTGCAGTATTTGCATCTGTCAAAGAATAGATCATTTGTTGACTAGACCGTAAAGAAGAATCCATTGCAGCAAGATCAAGTTTACGTTGCGCTGTAAGCGCTCCAAGCGTGTTACCCGACAGTTGCATAATCTGTACTTCCAGACCTCGTTTTTGCAGATCAAGTGCATTGGCATTGGCAAGCAGGCTATAGTAAGTATCTGCACTAGCACTAAGTTTGAGCAGCATAGAGTATTGTGCTTGACCCGCCGCAGTAGTAATATCTATTGCATCTACCTGAGCACGATACCCTTCCCGAGTTGAAGCTAGATTAAGATTTACTGAGTTCAACTGTCCTGAAAGTTGCTTGAATGATTGCGCCTGTTTCTCTGAATCTGTATAGAATTTATCAAAATAGGAGGAGAATTGTTTCTGAAACTCTTGTAAACCTCCAGCAGCCTGCACCAACGCATCACTAATTGCAATTGCATTGTCTGCTAGCAGTTTACCAGAGGTTGCAAGAGCATCTTTAACTACTGCTACTTCTGAAACTATACGTACTGCCGTCTCCAGCATACCTTCACCAAGTTTTTGATATTGTCCTATTATATCTCCAAAGACTGAAGTAGCCATAGTGTCAAGTGTTGCAGAAAGAACTCCATTTAGTTTGGCCGCAGCATCTGTACCATTAAGTCCTTTCAAATCTACTGTAAGAGCTGGAATCACATAGTTCTTAACACGGTCGGATAATCCTGCGCCTAGGGTATCTGCAAGACCGAACATAGTCTGACCCATACTTTTGAATACAGAGTTCAGTGCTCCTTGAGTAGAAGCATCAAGAGCAGCGTATTGAGTTGAGGTGCTATACTTGTCAGAAGTGAACCAACCACCAGCAGTCTTTGTTTGAATATCTGCATATTGTTGTGCTTGAAGATTCCCGCCTCCCATTATATCTGCCATAGATGTATTGGAAGTAGAAATACCTTGTGCTGTTACTGTGCTAGTTTTCTTTCCTCCAAAAGCAGCTCCAAGTAACCAACTCATAATAGGGTCAACCTTCCAACCCCCTACTGTAGTAAGTTTATTGAACCCACTTGCTATTCCCATAGCTATACTGTCGGCAGGTAAAGTTGCAGACTTTAGTCCGCCAGCTTGGAATAGCCTAGTAACTACATTAGTAATACCTATAGATAAATTACTTATTCCTTGATCAATACTTCTCAAAACAGGATAATTATCTGCTTGAATATCCTTCATCAACTGGGCAATGTTGACTATGCTATTCGACTTAGTAGTAGAATCTCCTAGCACTGTACCTGTATCTACTGATGCTGTTGAAGTCTGTGCAGGTGCTGTATGATTAGCAGAAGCTGCTGCATAACCAAGACCTCCCATAACCCCTAACATAGCGGCTACACCGGCAAAACCAAACCAACCGCTTTGACCGAACATTTTTGCAGCGCCTGCCGCAACATCTATAGCAATGTAGGCTAAAGTCTTTGCTGCTCGTATAGCTTCTAATGCCATTTGTTCAGCTGCTATTCCTGTTTCAATAGCTTGGAAAGTTTTAGCTTCTTTACTCTTGGTTCCAAATAGTTTAACCACGGCATTGGTAAGGGTGGAGTATGCATCTGCCCCAGTCTTACCCATACTTTCATAATAAGCTATATCAGCACTGCGGGTTTGCTCAATATACTTTTTGTCTAATGCAGCTTTCTCATCCAAAGTAATTTTATGATTTTGCAGAATGTAAGCATTCTCAGCATCTACTCTAGCTTTCTCAGCTGCTGCTAAATCTGTCTCATGAGTATTTTTGATAGCTACCAAACCAGTAGTATCATTCTTAGTAAGTATATTGTTAGCAATGGCAGCACTTTGCATAGCTTGCTGTCTACCTGCTTCTTGTATAAGCATCAACTTATTCTTAGCATCTATTGCTCCTTTACCTTCAAGAGCAATTATTTTATTCAACTGTGCAATTTCTTTCATCTGCAGATCAAGATACACTTTCTTAGCACTAACTAAAAGTCCTTGAACTGCATTACCAGAAATCATACCAGCCTGCAACAGAGTTTGAGTTTCCTGTACTTTATCACGGTACAATTGCTCTGCTGCAGCTCTTTGAGTAGAGATTGTATTCAAACCAAGGTTCAATACTTCAGACTGCTTGATCAAACCCAGTTTTTCTTTTTCAGTTGTCATACCATTTATTGCAAGAACTTCTTCCTGCACACGGTATTTGTTATTAATTTCTGCAATATTGGCTTCATCCTTCATACCAGTCAAACGCATGTAGTCTTTATCTATAGTATTCTTCATAACCAATAGTTCTTGATTATTGATAAACAATAGCTTTTCTGCTTCGATAGTACGTTGCTTATCTGCCTCGTATGCTCTGGAAATAGCATCTGTCTGAGCATCAATCTGTGAAGTATCTTTGATTGAATTCATTACCTGCTTTTGAGAAACAATTCCAAGCTTACCTTGTACTTGATTGGAGTAATCTGTTCCTTTTCCGTTCTTGGCTCCTGCCACTCCTGCATTATAGGCAGCTAAGCCTTTAGTAAGATCTCCAGGAAAAGATTTAAGGCTAGTTGCAAGAATCTTAACTCCAGAATCAATACTGTAGGACACATCCTGTACTAATCGTTGCTGATTAACTTCTGAATGTGCTGCAGAATTAACTTGCATAAGACCTGAATCTGTACTGCCATTTTTATTCTTATTGGTAGCAGTTAGTACCCCACTGCTTTCCTGCATAATCACAGCTTTGATTATATCTGAGGATACACCATACTTAGTTGCAGCCGCTTGAATATCTGTAGCATATTTTTGTAATGCTTCCATGAACTTTGGATCTGCAGTACTACGATTCACTAATGCATCCGCTAGTGCAGGTTTACCCTGTACTGCATTTATCTCTTTGTTTGCACGAGTAAGTTCAACTGCAAGAATCTCTTTGGAGATACGTAGACGTTCAAGGTAGGCATCGTTGAAAGAGAGTTGACGTTCTTTAACTTTTGCATCTACTTCCTCCTGCATAGTCTTTAATTGATCTAATGCAAGTTTAGCATCAGCTTCTGCAGTACGTATCATAGACTTCATAATATTTGCTGCATAACCGGCCGCTTTATCTATAGCAGCTTGTTGCTTATTTACTTCTTTATCTGATACAGTATCTTTACCAGCCGCGAAGTTTGCAGCATTTTCTGCTTCTAGTTTTGCTTGTTTGGTTAAATCATCTGTCATTATAGCACGAGTATCTGCTTCATTACGAACAGCAGCATTTAATAAAGTTTGTATATGTAGTCTTTCTTTTGCATTTCCTGTACCTGTTTCAGGGTTTTTACTTACAAAAGGTAGTTTGCTCTCTGCAGTGATAGATTTATCTAACTCTTTTAACTGCTTTACATACGTATCCACATCAGCAACTGCCTGTTTTACACTAGCATTTTCCTCTATAGCAAGAGTTAACTTTAACTCTGGGGTAGTTGCAGCAAGTTTATCATCAAATGCTTTACGAGCTTTAAGTACTCGGTCTTCAGTATCTTTTGCTTCTGCTCCCATACCAGCTAAAGCAATGGTAGCTGCTACTATACCTGCCACAAGAACTGCAGGAGAGGATAAGAAAGCAAATGCTACTTCTAGCCCTCCTACGGCTGTTGCTGCTAGTCCTACAGTTGTAATACTTGTGGTAACTTCAGCAATAACAGTACCTATACCAGCTATACCAGCCTGTACCCAACCTAAACCAGCAACAAAATTACCTAGTAATACAAAAGTAGCTCCTAAAGCAATATTTACTCCTGTAGTTAATACAGTACTTAGAGTTCCAGTAGCTGTAACAAGTTTAGTCATACCCTCTGCCGCAGCACCTAAACCTTTTACAATTCCTAAAAGAGGTCCAGAAGATACATTGTAAATAGACTCTCCAAGAAGCTGGAAATTTGTTTTCATATCCTGCACATTAGCATTTAATCCTTTTCTGGCTAATTCAAAAGCAGCTGCAAACCGTGTTGCATAAAAGTCTGTAAAGTTTAATATATTATCATGAGCTGCTTCTGTTCCAGCCTTCATAGATTTAACTACCAGCAACGAAGCTTGTTGCTGGGTAACCGCAGCACGTCCAGCAGCTACTTCTATTTTATTATAATTATCTCTCCATGCAGCTACATAAGATGCAAAAGCACCTGGCAGTAAGTTACCTAACTGTTTAACCAGTTCTTCTGACTGAACACGCGTCTTGTTGAATATTTGAGATATTGCAAGGAAGGTAAGTTGTACTTTATCTGCAGAAAGATGTAACGCAGTTGAAACTGTATTAATATTGGTAAACATATGCCAAACATCTGCAAGAGATTCACCTGCAAGACTAGCAGATGCTTGAAAAGTTCGGAAGTTTTCTCTAACTGTAGCAATCTCAATGCCTGTACGATGAGCTTCATCTGTTAAGGCTTTATAAACGCTATCCATACCTCCTATACCGACGGTAGCTGAAAGAGAAGCAAGAGTAGCTTCCTTCTGAATACCTATAGCCGGTATAGCCCGTATAGAGTTAGAAACTGCATTAATTACCGCGTTCAAGACTCGGTAGATACCTATAAATTCTGCTGCACGGCCTATGATGCTAGTATGCTGAGCTGCATTAGCGGCAAGTGCTGCATTTTCCTGTGCAGTAGCTTGAGCAGCCGCAAGAGTAACTTGATTTGAAACAATCTGTGCTTCAGTCCGTTGCATTATTGCAGTACGAGAAGCGTTAGCAGCTCCTCTATTAGATATAACACCTGCTCTAAGATTATCTTCAATAGCCTGCAACTGACTAGAAGCATTACGGCGTATAGCTATTTCATCATTAGCTGCTTGAAGTTCTATAGTACGGATATGATTTATACCGTTAGACCGAATAGATACTTCCAATGCTATTCTACGATTCATCTCTGTTTGGAGTTGAGCAGTCTCTGCTCGATAGATATCTGCTGAAGTACTTCTAGCTTGTGTTCCAGCTTGTACTGTTTCGATACTTCTGCGAATAGCGGTTATCTGGCTAGCAGCAGTTCTTTCCAATGCTACTCTTTGAGAAGTAGCAGTATGAATGTTATTCAAGGTTCCTGAAGCAATTTGTTGTTCAATTGCAGCAATATCTGTTGCTAGTTTTTGCTGTATAGCTTTTTCATCAGCTGCTGCTTGTATTTGCAACGTCTTGATATCTGTAATACCGTTAATACGTATGGAGCGTTCAAGGGTTAATCTTTGTTGAAGGGCTGCATTACTAACAGTAGCTGAAGAATTAAAAGTATCTGCTCGTATTGCAGAAGTACTTGCAGTACCAGTATTTCCTATTGTAGCATCACCAGCTAATGCTAAATTATGTACTAAATCTCTTGCAGCTTGAGCAGCAGCAATCGTAGAGGCTGTAAGTTTAACTACATGTTCATTAGTAGTCTGTATACCATCCGCATCCATGATTTGCTTAGATATAGTGTTCAACTGTTTAACAGCTACGCCTGTACCTTGCAAAGCTTTCTCTATAGATTTAAGGGCTTCTGGGGTATCTCCTAAATCACTTTTAATCCTAATCGTTAAAGTCTTATCTGAATTACTCACTAGCAGGACTCCTTGGTAAAACCATTTCTAAGTAGCCCGAACGGATATAGGCTATATCGTATACTGTTTGTTCTAATGGCATCTTCTTATCTTTAATTAAGGCTAGAAGTAGGGCAGTGTCTAGTTCATAATCTTTCTTAATATAAGAAGTTAGAAGTCTAAATAGTTTATAAACTTCATAATGTTCCTCCCAAAGAAAAAGGATAACTTCATTTTCTGAGTCATCCTCTTCTTCTTGCTCTTGCTCTTCCTGTTCCTCTACATCGTTAGCTTCTGGAAATAGAGCTAGTAGGGCAGCATCTTCTTCAGCTTCTGATTGTTTCTTAGAATCTGGAGCATTTTGCTGCCCTAATAATTTACCTGCCTCTATTAGTTTTTTGAACTTGCTTCCTTATAGTCATTGTTCAGGAAAGCTTTCTGCATGTTGTCTAAAATGGAGACTCTGTAAGGTGCAGACGTCAGATATACAGAAGTGAGGAGGTCTTTGCATTCCTCAGAATCTCCCCACAGAGTCTCAATAGGTTTAGCCGTGCGGGTATCGGAAATAACCACAACACGTTCTGTACCAGCAGCGGAGTCTTCAATAGTAATTGTAGCTCCTTTTATATATACAATTTCATCTGTAACAAAGGCATCAAGTTCTGGAGAACCGGTAGAATCGTTAGAAATTGTATCTTGAATTAGTTGAAGTGCTTTGAATTTTTCACGAGTAGCTTCTACAGAGTAACGCTTGAAACCAATCTTAATTGATTCGCTGTTACCGGAAGCATCTTTGGCTACTATATTTAATTCAATAGTAGGTGTTTGAAGTTTTAATTTTATTGCTAAAGCCATGTTATTCTCCTCAGAATTAAAAAGAAATGCAGGTCATCTGAAAGACCTGCATCGAAAGACCTTCCGCTTAAGGTAGGTAGTATTAGTAAAACTTAATAGTAGTTGTGGAAATGTTACGCATGTTTAAATCAAGAGCGGTATTGGTAGCAATCTTACTTTGAGTAACTTTAGCCAGTTTCACCTTATTCATAGACACTTCAATCTGCTTGCCAACAGTTGGCGCAACAATCTTATCAGCGTAGTCTATAGTTAGTAGGTAATCAGTACCTAACTTGCTATAAGGTTCTAAAGCAGCCGCAGCAGAATCTTCCAAGATAGATACGGTTACATCTGTAGGATCTGCACGTTTACTCCAACCATCTCCACAAGTAAGAAGGTAACGAGTGTAGCTCCATCCTGACATGTTTACCATATTTATCTTTTGGAAGCAGAAATTACTTACTCCTGTGATAGCAGGTACTGCGCCAGACGTATAGGCATCCATTTCAGTAAGGATAGTAGTGCTGCTTTTGATAGCCGGTGACACATCAAACTTCATATTACGGAAGTTTGGCACCAAAGTCAACTTTTGAGCAATAGTGGATAAGTTACCCAACATATTGAACTTCAGTTTAGGTTTAGAACCTACGACCATATCCAAGTCCATACCACCACGAACATTATGCAGAACGTAAGCTTTTTGCGTAACACCTACTGCCAAATCAGGAGATGATCTACGAACGTCAACGGTAAGATAGGCATTTGAAGCAATAGAATTGGTAATAGAGTAGTAACCAACTCCAAGAATCAAAGCCATACCGCAAGATTGATACCAGTCTGCCAAAGGAATTTCAGACTCTACCGGAGAAGAACCTGCCATAGTACCACGAGTAGGCATACGAGCTTCAAAATCGAATTTAGCGAACAAATCGGTAATGTCTGTAGTTTCATCTCTGTCCAATTCGTCGCCAACATACTGCATAACATCTGTAGTAGTTTCAACAGAAAAGTTCAAGTTCAATACTGCAATGGCGTTCTTCGGGCCAAGACCTGTTTGAAATGCAGTACCAGTAACAGGAGCACTAATAGCCATAACACCTGATGCTTGAGCTACAGCAACTGCAGGAACAACGGCATCCAACGTAAGAGCTGTATCAGATGCAATAGCAATTACCTGACCGATGATTTTCAAACCAGTAGCATCGAACAAGTAACTATTAAGAGCTACCTGAGAGAGGAATGCAGTACCTACACCAGGAACCGCAGCAGAACCTGAAGTAGTAGTGATAGTACCGACGGGCGCAGTATTTTCAACAGGTACATTTTCTGCAATCTGTTGGCAGCCAAATAATGCAATGGCCTTTTCGTCAAACTTTGCTAATTGAGCCATGATTAAACTCCCTCAACAGGCTGAATAGGATTAGCAAGAGTTGCTAATAAATCTTTACTGCATGTAGACACAGGCAGACCAGCAGCCGCAAGATTATTAGCAATTTGCTCTAATAATTGCGCTTCTGAAATATCTGCCCGGGATAAGACGGGTACACCGTCCACTTCAATATATACTGTCATAGTCGTTCCTTTAAGTTATAGCTGGAAAAATTAAACCTACTTCTTCTTCATACCAAATACTATTCTCAGTATTAGCCAGCACGTTACCTTGAATAAAAAATAATCTGGAATAGTCTGCATCATTCACCGGAGAAAAGTTCTTATAAGCAGCCTGCACTTTTAATAACGTGTCTACGAATATACTTCTCAAGCAGATGATTTGTATCTTGGTTAGTAACACTTTGGGATTATCATACTCTTCGTATCCATTAGCAAATAAGAAATTAGGATTCTTCACCATGACACCTTTATGTCCTACATATACTCTAGGACTGGAGATAGAATTCAATGTCTGTACAACGGAATCAGTAGTTTGAGAAGTAACAAAACCTGTACTAGCTTCTATTAGATCAATTAATTGAGATTCTTCAAACATTTTCTACTCCTAACATAGTAGCATATAATAGAGCAAATCCTGTTAAATCTTCAGTATAGTCTCCAGCAGAAAAAGTATAAACTCTATTAAATACTGTAAGAGTAAATGTATTTCCTGCTACAATACTTAAAAGCAGCATATCATGAACTGAAACTATAAAAGAATAAGCATTTTTATTAACAGTATATGGAGAACCGTGATCAGAAATATTCTCTATTTTCTGCTGAGAAATTCCAAATAAACTACCTGCATCAAATGCTAGTACCGTACCAGCAATAGATAAAGTAGTTTGAATTGAATCTTCAGATTCCATCATAACTGTATCTCATTCTCTATAATAGAGTAGATGTTATCTATAAAGTACATAACAGAACGGTCGTTATCTACAATATGTCCTGCCATTTGGGAAAGGCTTGGAGCAAACAAAGGATGGGTAGGATACCTATTCTGTCCATCCCGTTCTATCATACGCCTTCCGCCAATAGGAATGAACCCTCCACGACCATCTGTACCATGAACTATCTGCCTACTTCCTCTAAGAACTTCTACAGAATGTACACGACCTTTCTTTGTTTTTCCCGGATTAATATTTCCCATAAAAATAGGAGGAGAGAAGAAATCAGAGAGAAAGACTGGAACAAAGCGATACTGCAGATCACCTGTAATAATGTTCTTACCAAATGTTACATTACTAGCAGAACCTCCAATAAGCACACTTGAAAGAGGTTTAGAAGTAGCATAACGAGCAGAAACAGCACTAGAAATCAATGAGTTAAGTTGTTTCATAGCTACACCAGTACCAAGAGCTACTGCTTTTGGTATTCTAGCAGTATTAAAAGTATCTTTAAATGCTTCTAATCCTTGTAACTCAACTGTGAAACCACTCATATTCAGAATTCCTTGAACTGTCGTCAGAAGTATTATCAGCTTAGTATGAATAAAAAGAACTGCTTAAAAGTATAACCCTTAAGCAGTCAGGCTGAACTACATCACTTTTATAGCAAATGTAGAGTGAATCTTGGTATGTACCAACATTGGAGCAGATTGAAACTGCAGATAAGGTATACCAAATTCTGGGTCCATCCACATGTTCCAGAATTCATCTACAGATTGGTAACCTGCTTCGCCATGTTGAATAGCACCATAGGCAACAGTACCAAAAGAAGCAGATGGAACACCAACAACCATACCGTCAGGAATATAACGAGTAATGGTTCCGGTAGTAGGATGTTCGTAAACACCGTTGAAGGTATAGATGTCGGTACCATTTGATTCCAAAGTACCACGTAATTTCAAACCTTGGATAGTACCTTGTTTAGGCATTACTTCAAAGTTTGATTGAGACATATTACGAACAGTAGTTGTCAATGCGGTTTTGAAGGCAGGGTCAAGTTTAAATTGCGCCCAAGCATCATTTGACATATAGATTGTTTCAATATGTTCTTGGCAGTTGTCTAAAAACTCTTCCAAATCAGCTACAGGAGAGACAGTAGCGGTACCACCAGTGTGGCCCCATACGCCAGAACCAACTCCGCCATTTCTATTCAAAGTGGTAAAATCACGAGTATTGATTGCTTTGCGTTCAAAGTCTACAACAATAGGTTGTGGGTACAATTCAGACACTGCTGTGTAACTACCAGCCAACAATAGCTGACTTGCGGTTAGTTCCAATAACCGGCGATGAAAGTTACGCATACTGGTAGCTTTGGTAAGCAGTGTTGCAGCATATTTTTCAGCAGGAGAGCCAAAGTTATTGATTGGTTCACCAGCGGCTCTTTTCCAAATATTTGCAGGAGTAATTCCGGCTTTCTGTTTGGTATAAGGAGCCACGTAGGTCTTGGTATCAAAACCACGTTCACGCATATTCTTTGCAGACAGAGAAGGGTCAACGTAGATAGCAACACGCAGATCATTTGCAATTTTATCAAAGTCGATAGTAGGTGTATCAAAGTTGATTACATTGCCAAAATGATTAAGCAGTTGATGCTGGAATGGTACGGTTTCCTCCAGAACTCCGGAGATTTCTTTATGGTCATAAATAGTATACGGCATTATAATGCTCCAGCTGAGTAGAAGGTAGCGAATAAATCCGTACCCGCAAATATTTTCTGTTTTGTCAGATTGGTAGCTGCAACACCATCGACATTAGCAGGCCAAACTAGCAAATCACCGATGAAATCTCCATCACAATAGATCATACCATCTACATCAGCAGCAGTTGCATCTACAGCATTTATCAATACAGCAGGAGCACCGGCGGATGGGGTAAAGGTAACAGCAAAAGGCGTAATACCACTTTGAACCATAGTAGGAGTCAGCAGACCATTATGGGCAATTATCTTACCATCTGCGTCGAAAGTTACAACGGTATTAGCAAGAAGAACTTGACCATGTTTAACTGTACATGGGCGACGGTCTTCTGATACATCTCCTGCAAATAACTCAGCAGGAGTAAAAGTAGTTGATACAGCAGTCATGATTATGCTCCAACTTTGAAGGTAAGACCAGCACCTTTAACGCCTGCGCGTAAAGAAGTCATTCTATCTTCTGAGGTTACGGGAATTTCCTTACCTACCATCTTGGTAGCAAGATCAGGGTCAAGGGCAGATACAAGGCCTGCAGAAGTATCCAAGGCATTAACTTTGCCTAAAGCTTCTGCTACTTCTGTCTGCATTTCCAGACTAGATTCTGCAGAATAACCCCGTTGAATATGTTTAATAGCCATATCAAGAGGTAACTTCAAAGCAGTATTAGATGTCAGAATACCGAGAGTTCTTGTTTGTTCTGTCATTCGTACAGTTTCAGTTAGAGAAACTGCTTCTGCTTTCAAAGTAGCTACCTCCATCTGAGACTGCAGCAATAGCATTTGTAATTGTTCAATATCCATTTTAACTCCTTTATGAGTCGGTTGAGTTTTAGCAGATATTCCTGCTGTTGGTTTACTACTTTGCATAGCCATTTTGACAGCTGAATCTACACCAGATACAACATAATCAATTAAACCTAATTGAAGTGCATCTGCTGCTATAAACTCACTACCATTCATATCAATGATATTTTGTAACGATAGATTAGGCATATTTGCTAGTACATCATTATTAAATAATGTGTCCATGTTGTCAAGTAATGTTTGAAACTTATCCTTTACATCGGATGATAACTGCGTATGTGAATCTCCCAACGCTTTACCTGTTTTACTTCTAAATATTGTATATGTTCTACCAGCAGTAGCATCAGCTTGGCTAGTTTCCATGTGAACCATAATTGCAGCAATACTTCCAACCAAAGAAGTGGAGGTTGCATAACGTACATCAGTTGCAGCTGCAATAGCAAAGGCGGCGCTAGTAGCTGAACCATCAATGTAACTGTACAATTTAATTCCTTGTGCAGAAAGACTGCGCATATAGTCAGTAAGAGCAAATAATCCTACTACTTCACCTCCGGGAGAGTCAATGTTCATCAAGATGCTGGTGTAACCGGAAGAAACAGCTGCTTGCAGACTTGTTCTAATGCTTTCGTAAGTGGTAAACCCTGAAAGGCCTCCAAAACCTCCTTTAGCTTGCAAGGAATCATATACATCGACAACTGCCATATCTTTTGCAGTAACTACCTTGGATGTTTTAGTTGCTATTTCTGTGCGAGTAGCTTCTTTAACAGAAGTATCTAAAACAGTATTAGGAGCTAATCCTAATGCAATAGGAAGGAAAACAGCTTCAGTTATTACTTCTAACTTTAACTGGGAAACAAACAAAGGTGTTCCAATAACCCTTGAACGTAGATGTAAGTAGTCTTTCATAGTAATTCCTTAAGATTTAACTGGAGAAGAAGGTTTAGTTTTAGCTGGATTAACTTTATTAGGTTTTGTAGTTGCTGCCTCACTTGTAGGTACTACTGCCGCAGTAGGAACAGCTTCAGGTAGAAGTGAATCAGGGAAACTAGAAATTTTAATACCTGAGGTTTCTACACGCTTACGGTCAGCAACAATATCTTCAAAAGTAGTATTACGTTCTGCCAGTTTACTTTCCAAAGTTGCAAATCCAGCCTGCACTTCCATTAAATCTGCTTGAGCATCCTTCAAATCGTCCACCCCATAACGACGGGGAGGATAGTAGTAAGGAATAGCAGTAAGCATTGCAGCACTTTCATAGATACCAGCTAGTTCTTGGAAACGGCTAGTAACCCTTTTTAATCCAAGTGTAATGAATAGGTGCTCCTGCACCATTTCAATCCTAATACGTAGTTCATTTAAACCTGCACGAATAGAGCTAAAGTTTACCCCTGAAAGATCTCCAGTAACTTGATGATAAGCCAGACCTAAAGCAGATGAAATCTTACTCCATTCATCTTCAAGTAATACCTGCAAATTACCTCCAATATCATCTAAAGAAGACAGAGTTATATCTTCTCCTTTGTTAAGATACTGCACGTTGCCTCCAGCACCTTGAATAATAACCTTCCGTTGTCCTGTAATTGAGTCAAGTTCCAGCGGGTTGACAGACTGCCTTACAGTTCCAGGAGCTACAGCATTAGTAACAGAGGTATTTTTAATTATCCAAGATATTGCTTGAGCTGCTTTCTGTCTTTGAATAGTAGCATCAACCAGTTCATCCATTTCATAGATATTCAGTAAAACAGCTGTAAGCATTGGAACCCCGCGCCACTGCCCAGGTCTTTCTCTTTCAAAGATATGGATTACATCTTCTGCAGGAACGGCAACACGAATATTTCCCGGAACTGTAATTAAACGACTGCCAGGATGCTTCTTCCAAAAATAGTAGGTAATAGGTTTACCGTCTATAAAGCCTATACCTGTTCGTACATCCTGTTCTGCAGGAATCATAGGGTCTATACCTACATTCTCTGTAGCAACTTTAGTAAACATAGGGTCAAGTTGTTCTGACTCTACGACCTTCAATGCAAGAGGTATCTTACTTGTAGGTCTTTTGGAGATTACCATTTGTGTTAGAGATTCTCCAGATTCAAAGAGAGCACTTCCCCAAAGAGCTTCAGTAGTGTATAGATTTCCATAACCATCATAATTGCACTCCTGAATCCATGTATCCCAAAGTTTTTGAAACTTTTTGTTTGGGGTATTATTAGGATTCATCCATTTAACTGTAATCCCTTTACCTACCCAGTTTGCAAGTAGTCGTTTCTTTGCAGTTATACTGCAAGCATTATTACGGACAAGGTAGTGAGAACGTGCCCATAGATTCTTAAGTTCTCTTGCAGAAGTAGTATCTTGATCTCCTTGCGAGAGCCCTCTCTGCTCTAGTCGATAGGAGGTAGTAGCTCCTTCGTAACCTGCCTGCCTAGGAACCCCGTATGTATTATTATTAGTGAACTCACTCATTAGTAGATTCCTTGCTTACTAACTACGATAGGCATACTTGCAAACTGCCTAAACGTCGGTAGAGTAGTTGTAAGAGATAGTAGTTCTTGCTCTAATAGATATTTCTGAGCTTGTAGATTCTCTACAGTAATTTCAGAATATTTGTAATACCTACGAAGGATATGTGTATCTACTCGCAGTTCTGAAACACGGGTTCCAGTGTATAGACTCTGAAGTGCTCCATTGATTACTGCTAATTCTGCATTAATTTCTAACGCTGTTCTTGCCATGACTTCCTCACTTATTTATCTATGTTTAAAATAGTTTTTTCTGCTTGTATCCAATGCGCATCTGTCCATAAACGTAATTGCAAAGCGTAGGAAGCGAACAGGTTCATCTTTTCACAATCTGCTACTTCTTTTCTTTTTCCAGGCTTCAATTCAAATCTCATAACTTTGTTATCAGAACTAACCCTCTTTACCATAGAAAGCATCTGTTCTTCATACATACCGTAAGAATAATCTGTATGGTAGAATCTATCTTTAGTTCCTTGCAGTGCTAATCTTCGCAGAACTTCTTCATAAGCTTTATGCGCTCCCATTAGGAATAGCGTAACTCCCATCCTAGAAGCCATAGTTGCGCGGTATTGCTTATCCGATGGGTCTTCTGCTATAGTAGGGTCAGTGTAAATTTCTGCATTAAAATTAGTATCTGAAGAACCTTTCGTAGCCATTACATGCAAAAGAGGTTCTATCTCCTTCATAGCATTTACCCAAGTATACACTAATTCTGATGTTTTACCATCTGAACAGTCGATAGAGATTGCTTCCATTTTAAGATTGATATGCTCTCCTCGCAGATTCTTAGCAACATGAGGAAAATCTCCAAGCATATATTCAGTAAGTTTCTGCCAAACTGGATCTTCTGCATCCGTTACGTTTCCAAATATTTCCTTCCAAGTTACTCCCCAAGAACAGTTATTTCTACCCCAAGCCCTAACAACGATAGCAAAACGATTGTGCTGAACATCAATACCAGCAGTAAGAACAATGCCCCCCATAGGTACATAGTTCTCAACATAAGATAATCTTGCTTTGCGCAACTGCTCAATATCAATTCCAGTATTTTTAGTTTCATAAGCCTTACCCATAGTATTATTGGTAAAAGACTTCATTAAACCTTCTTCTCCACGGTAGAGCGCCAATTCCGCCTTAATCTTTTTCTTCATTATCTCTTTATGCGTGCTAGCAGCAAAACTACTCATAAGCTCACAGAAGGCAAAACCGTAAATATCTGTTTCTTCTGGTTTACGAGCTATCCAACCAAGTTGGTTATAGTTTAATGCTTCAGTAACAGACCATTTACGATCTTCATCATCCCAAATAGCTTTGCAATGTTCACACTCGTAGTAGGCAGTGTTAGGGTTAAACTTACCATAGATTTCATGAGTCTTCATTGCAGGATATAGGTCACACTTCAAGTTATTGAAGTCAAACTCTTGAAGTTCTCCACAAAATCTGCAAGGAACCATATACACCATCTGGTTACTTTGATTGTATGCGTTGTCAACTCTGGAGAAACCTGCATCCGTAGGAGTGCCAGCAAATATAAGCTTACGCTCTTCGTAGGTTTTCTGCCGTTGCATAAGAATATCCAGTGCATCACCTTGATTACCTACGTCATCTTGAAGGCCATCCGGTTCTTCAACCAAAATGATTGGAACAGAAGTAGATTTCAAATCTTCTGTACTACGAGCAGTAATCAAAGATAACCAGCCTCCATGAAACTTAAAGAACTTGTAAGAGCATCTATCAGGATTACCGATAGTATCTAGCAGATATGGGTTAGTCTTAATCATAGGTTTAATCTTTTCCCGTGAATACTTTTTAGCAGATTCCATTCGAGGAAAAGCTACAATCATATTCTGTGGGTCAAGATGCATACGTTTACTCATGTAGGAGTTGGTAGTTTCCGACCAAGCTATCTGAGCACTCTTCTTTCCTACTATAACGAATATAGTTACGTCATCCATACACTGCATAGGAAATAGCATGAATGGAGTCTTCATGCAATCCATTTTTCCAGGAGTAGCAGTAACATCAGAACCTAGCCAACGATACTTTTCTGCATAATCTTTAGTAGACAGACGTTCAGGCTTTTTAAAGAACTTAAGCATCTGCCCTAAGAAGATTCTTTCTACAATATTATCTTGAGTTATCGGTATGATAGGCATAAGCTATTCCAAAAGAGCTTTTGCAAGTATGCATCCATTTCTATGACCTACTCCTATAGAATCATATCCTTTAGCAGCTCCTTTACAATTAGGTTTAATACCTCTACAGATTGGACAACAAGGAAGATTAATGTAAACGTAAGACATTACACTCCATTCCAGTTTCAATATCACTTCCCTAGATAAGGTCATCGTAGTTATCTCTTTCTGGAGCAATGTAATCATTAAAGGAGTTCAATGGTTTATCTTCCTCTTCTTCTTCTTCCTTCGGTTCTACTTCTAATTCTTCATTCATCTTAATGTCTATGAATTCTGCAAGATCTTCTGATCCACGAGCAAATACTGTTTCACCAAGATGGTATAGTTCTTCCATAGCTTGGTCAATAGATTCAGTAGTCTCTGGATGCTTTCTACTAAGAGACACAAGCCGAGTACGAATATGTATGAAAATAGGTTCAAATGCTTCTGCTAGTTGAGCAACATCCAGAAGTTCCATCTTCTTTTGTTTGATATTCAACCATTCCATTTCAGTCTTGGCGGTGTCTAATTTAATTTTCTGCAATAGTGCTGCTTCTGAAACATTAGATACTTTACTAGAAGATTTAGTTTTCCAATAGTTGATATAATGGTTAATACACTCCTTATATGTAGCATCAGCGTTCGGGGGTAACTTTCCATCTTGCCTTCCTTGATAAACCATTTGAACACTAATGCCCAGTAATCCAGCAAGAACGGCGGGTGAAGGCTTATCATGTATATTTATCTGCTGTACTGGTCGTCTAGTTTCCATAAAAATCCTTTAATTGAGCTTGATTGACTTTACACTTTATTGATGTAATAATCAAACCATAATTTAATCAAATATAGAAGAAGCTATTGCATCGAAGGGGGAAGACTGCTCACGTACTTGCAGTACCCTGCAAGGTTTATCCTTTCTAGCTACAAGTTTCTCTACTGTTACAGATTTTAAAGGTTTAGCTTCTCCAGTAGTTATAATAGAACGATACCATATATCTATTGCAGAAGTTTGATTAGCTTTATTAGTTTTCATGGCTATTCCTTAAAGAGTTGTGCTAATATAGCACTATTGAACAGCCAATACAATTAAATAGGTTAAGTAATATGGAAATGATAACTCATGCAGAATTAATTAATGACCCAGTATCTTTAGGGTATACAGTATTTGTAGCTACTCGTAATGATGAGGCGCTGACGGCTTTAGTAAACGATAAAACTAAATTTACTAAGTTAGGTTGGATAACTGTTGCAGGTTTTAAGACTTGGTGTGCAGGGCATAATTCTGAATACGTCAATATAGAAACAGTAGCAGGTAATAATACTAGCCCTTACTATGCTATAGCTAAGATACTTCTTAGTAGTTTTAATAGTTCAGTAACAGATCAAGCTCTTAATCTGTCAGATTCCAATATATTGGGTATGTTAAATACTTGGCCTTTCGTAGATACTACAGGAGCATCTAAAGCAACCCTTATTGCTTTTGGCACTTTCCAAGCAAGTAGGGCAGATATACTAGCAGTATCAGCATCATTGTCGGATGTTTCCGATGTATTAAACAGAGGTTATTAATCATGGCTGGCGCACTACGAAATTTAATTGGTTCAGTTTTAACAGTTACAGCAGCAAATGCAGTAGCAAACAATGCTTATTCAGTTAGCGGGGATAAGTTAACAATAGACAATACAACTAATCTCGCACTGTTAGCAGATTTCCATCTTAATCTAACATTTGGAACAGCTCCTGTTACAGGGTCAATAATTCTAATTGCAGTAGACTGGTCTCTTGATGCAACTCCAGTAGCTGGCGCTGCACCTGTAGCAACCTTACTTGGAAAATATGTAGGAACATTCGATAGGCAGCCACAGGCAAGTAATACTGCAACAACATGGATTGCTCGTCTTGATTCAATACCATTGACAGCTAAAACTGATTACTATATCTTAAATTCAGGCACCGGACAGGCTATATCTACTGGTTGGGTATTGAAGGCACAATGCTGGTCTCCAGGATAAGCAGTTATGTCTTTTGATATATCAAAATATATCTACCCTGATACTAATCAAGGTAGGCAGCCACAACAAATAACACCTATAGATTGGGATAACCCTTTAACTAAGGGTTTAGTAGGTTCATATACTCCAATTGATAATGGTATCACTGTTGGAGGGGTAAGCAGTATTGTAGGAAACATTGTTGGAGATATAGGTAACCAAGGACAGGCATGGAAAGGGACATACCAAGCTAGCAATAACTACATCTTAATACCAAAAACCGACGCATTTGCTTACACAAATCAAGTAACCTTTGAAGCATTAATAAAAGTTAATGCTTTTCAAACAGCTATTTTTCCGTATATATCTGGAATTATTGGACAATACCAATCTAATACTACGGGTAGCCCCGATTATTACGGCCCATTTCTTAGATTTAATAATACTGCGGCACTAGGTGATGCAGCTAGACTTGTATTTGGAGTTATGCAGGGTGGGGCTGGTTCTGGTGTATATGCAATAAATCCAACGGATTTGGTAGTTAATACCTTATACCATTTATTAGGTACATACGACGGCTCAGCAGTTAAGTTATATGTGAATGGTGTTCTAGTTGCCAGTACGGTATATTCAGGGGCAATAGATAATGACCCAAATACTTTTATATCTTTACTAGCTGATTATACTGCATCTACTGAGTCATATTTTCATAATCGCTGTTTAAATGGCGATATATTCTTAGCTCGCATATACAATACTGGAAAGACAGATGCAGAAGCAAAAGCCTTAGCAGATAATCCTTGGGGAATATATAAAACTAGAAGTTTATGGGTAGGGTTATCAGGCAGTACCATAAACCTTATCATTGCAAATCTAACTCAAAGCAGTTCCTTAGGAACTCCTGCATTAGTACAGCAAAATATTCTTAGTATTGCAAATGCTTCTCAATCTTCTTCCTTGCAGAATTTAAGTTTAGTACAAGCATCTACTTTAGTGGTAAACAATATACTTTCTGGACAATCTTTAGAAGTTTTAGTCTTAATTCAGCAGAATACTTTAGTAATAAATGGAATTACTGAAGCTAGTTTAGTAGTTAATTTAACCTTAGTTCAGCAGAATTTATTGACTATTGCAGGTATTTTAAGTTCAGATACTCTTGACACTTTAATACTTGTTCAGCAGAACATACTAGCTATTAATTCGCTCCTAGAAAGTAATAGCATAGGTACTTTAACGCTTGTACAACAGAATCTGTTAGTTCTTAACAATTTATTAAACTCTTCAGTTTTAGATAATGTAGTACTAACTGGTCAAGGTTCTTTAGGAGTTAGTTCTTTAACTGCTGCTAGTTCCTTAGGATTGATTGCATTAGTGCAGGCTAACTTATTGGTTATACAAAACAATCTGCAGAGCAGTACTCTTGCCATACTTGACTTGGTTCAGCATAATGTTCTTACCGTAGGAAGTCTTCTAGCTTCTCAGACTCTTAATTCAATACTGCTATCTTTGCAAACAGTATTGCAGATAAGTAATATAGGACAGACAGCTGCATTAAGTAGTCTTGTTTTACTACAAAACAATATTCTAACTATTCTAGGAATTACTGAAGCAACTTCTCTGATTAATTTGTCATTGACTCAGCAGAACTTACTGACTATAAACAATATTAGTTCGTCCGAACTGCTTGAAAACTTACATCTAATCTCTGGTATTATTGATCTAATACTAGAAGGTAAGATAATATATGTAGTTGAATCTAACTCGTTCATCTATGTAACTGAAGAAAACCGTTCTCCTACCACCTTCATCCTTCAATCTTAAGAGGTATAAAATGTCTATACAAGTAAAAGTTATAATTCCCGGCGGTTTCCTGCATGATGGAGTCCGTTACTCAGAGGGAGATGTGTCAACTGAACCTAATGAACTTGGTTCTTACTTCATTCGTGCTGGTTGGGCTGAAGATACTGCAGGTTTGGTAATTCATCCTAAACCGGCTCTGTCTGATACTATTCTAATGATTGAAGACATCATTCAACCAGCTGCTACTGAGGTGATCTAATGGCTAAATTAGAAACTGCTGCCATGACAGATGGTGGTTTAACAAAGATGGGTCTTTCTGTACGTATGGTAGCCTGTGCTGGGCAACCTACTTCTTTCTCCGATATTACTGCTAGAGCTCTTACATCTCCTGTTACATTAGCAGGCGGAGACTTTACACTAGCTGCTGGTGATGTATCCGGAAGAAAATCTACTGTAGGTGCTAAACCAACCATTAGTATTGCTACTTCTGGTACTGCTGATCATGTAGTAATTCATGACAACGTATCTGAATACATTGTAACTACATGCACTTCTCAAGCACTTACTGCCGGTGGTACTGTATCTTTCCCAGCATGGAAAAAAGAAATTGCTGCTCCAGTATAAGGACTAATCATGATTCTGTATTCTAAAGTGCAAGGAGGGAGTCTGGCTCTTACCTATGACCCAGATAATAAAGAACTGTATACTTTAGTCTACAGACCTGAAGTATGGAGTTCTAGTATAGAGGTGATTCAAGATAGTCTGATACTTGCTCCTACTGTTCCAAATGGTTGCATGTATCAGGTTAGTCAAGGAGGTGTTACCGGAACTACTGAACCCGTGTGGAACACTTCCAAAGATAGTATAACCAAAGATGGTGCAACTGTTAAGTTTAAATGTATACCCTACAAGTTACTATTGAAGACTGGAGACATTATTCAATCATTTACTATTCTTCCAGTGGCTGGTTTAGTAACTGATAGCAGTTTGTTAGTTTCTGGAAGTATAATTAGGTTCAGGGTAACTACTTTCCCGCTTACTGCTTTCAGTCTTACCCTACGTATCACTGTACTGCTAGCTTCTGGAATAGTTACGCAGTACGATGATACAATTTTATTCACTCCAAAGAATCTTTAGGAGATAATCTATGAACCCATACGTTACCCTTGGTATTTACATTGCACTAGGCTTGATAGGTGCTTACGCTCATTACTTCAAAAAACGCTACAAAGACAAAACAACTGCCTGTACCTTGATGGAATATATTGTCGGGAATCTTCCTGAAACGCTCTATTCGCTAGGTTCTATGGTGTTTGGTGAAATGGTTATTTCAGCTGCTAATCCTGAGTTCAGTATGACTGCTATTATGCTGGCGCTGACGACTGGCTTTGTTCCTGATAGTGTACTGAATAAATCTCCAGATGCTCAAAACAACCCTCCAGAATAATAACTATGGCCGATACTACAAGGAATAGAAGAGGAATCAATATGGTCGAACGAAGGAGAGATGATAGAACCGCTAGAGAAAGTTTAGAAACCCGAATAGCTCTTCTAGAAGCTAATTTTGATTCTTTACAGAGGATTGTAACAGAATTTATGCAAGCTGAGAAGGATAGCAAAAAAGAGATTCTGGAAAAGTTAGAAGAGATTCAAGATTTCCAGAAAAGGCAGCGAGGGTTTATTGCAGGAAGTGTTTTTACATTTACAATTTTAGCAGGAGGAATAACTGCTAGTGTAAAGTATCTATTCTTTAATAATTAACCAAACCAAAACAATCACAAGATTTAGGAGAAATATATGGATTTTGATACTGCGTTTGATCTATTGATAGATACGGAGAAAGGCCTTTCCATGGATCCTTCTGACCCAGGTAATTGGGTAACAGTAGGCGGTAAACGTGTCCTGAAGGGAACCAAATATGGTATCTCGGCAGCGGCATACCCTACTCTGGATATTGCTAACATTACACTGGAGCAGGCAAAAGCTATCTACATTAAAGATTATTGGATAGAAGGTATTCCTGATTCAATCGCTTTCGACCTGTTTGATACTTCTGTAAACTCAGGTAAGCATACAGCTATTAAACTACTACAGCGAACAGTAGGTGTTATTGATGATGGCAGTCTAGGCCCTAATACGTTAGCAGCATGTGTTCATACTACTAATATTTCTGCTAGGTTCAATGCTAACCGTTTACTGTATATGACTTCTTGCAATGGTTGGCAATCGCAGGGTAAAGGTTGGGCTCGTAGAGTAGCCCTTAATATCCTACTCTCCAATAAATA